CTAGACGGAAAATATTATAACGAAAAAGATTTATTAACTAAAATGTTAGATGATGATTTTTATTATGGGTTTATGCATAAGTTTGCTTTTAGTTCCTCTAGTATAAAATTATTATTAGAGTCGCCTAAAACATATCACAACATTATGACTTACTCGGATAATGAAAAACAAAGTCAAGCGTTACGAGATGGATTTTTATTACACTTACTAGTTCTTACGCCAGAGTATTTTCATAAACAAATATTTGTAGACGTACAAAGTAAAAACACTAATAAGTTTAAACTAGCTAAAGAAGAACACGGAGAGGTTTATACTGTAAAAGAAAAAGAAGATGCCGAAAGGTTAGCCGATGCAGTTTTTCGTAACGAACCTGCTATGCAAATAATCAAAGGGTCTAAGGTAGAGTTTCCAGGGGTTGGCGTAGTTCAAGGTAAACCATTTAGAGCGAAAGCAGATATATTAAGAAAAGATTGTATCATAGATTTAAAAACAACAAGTAATATAAAACAGTTTGAGAAAGCAGCATATTGGTACCACTATGATGTACAAGCATATTTATACACAGAAATATTTGGCGTAAAAGATTTTAAATTTATAGTCATAGATAAAAAGAGTTGCGATATAGGTATAAGCGCTAAACCGGTCAGCGATGAATTTATAAAAAGCGGTAGAGATAAAGTTAGATATGCTATGCGAGTTTATAAAGATTACTTTGAAACAGAAAATACAGATTTAGATAGTTATTACATTGATATAAATTTATGAGATTATTTGAATATGAGTTCCCGAAAAACAATGAGCCAGTCGATGATACTGAAATAACTAACGCTTTATTATATTTTACACACGCAAACAGACGTGAGTTTAAAAGATTATGTAAAAAAGGTATGGAAGTTGAATATAGTAAAGATGAATTAAAAACCGCAAATATATCTGATTTTATATTATATATATTAAAGAAGAATTATGGAGAAACTAAAATTTAAAAGGCAACTTACAGAACAACAAGGCCACGATCTTGCTAAACAACATATCGGGGAAGAGTATATAAAAACATTAATAACAGAAGATGCAGACGGTTATGATTTATATGGTAATTTATTATTTAAGTTTAGAAAAAATGTAATACCTATGGATATACTTAAATTAGGTGTAGATAATTTTAGGGATAGCATAGAGTGGACTGAAAGTAGAGGTGCGGCAAGTGGATTTAGCGGTAAAAGAACTAGGGCTGATGGTAGTATATCAAATACAAGTGTAGGAAAAAAAGTTGAATCAGGTGTTGTAGGTTTTATGGATAAAAGCGCAATGATTAGGTATTGTAGAAAAACAGCATTTACAAGAAGATATTTTGATAACTATCAAGATGGTTTACCTTTTGTAAAGTTTGTAGATGATCAATATAAAAAACTATGCCCTGAATATTATAATAGGCAAAAAAACATAGCAGAAGGTACTAACCAAAACTATGTTATACCAGATACAAGTTTTACTACTGTAACTGTAAACAAAAACTTTAGAACTGCAGTACATAAAGATGCAGGCGATTTTACTGATGGTTTTGGTAATTTAGTTGTATATAGAGAAGGCGATTGGGGTGGCGGATATTTTATTTTACCAGAATATGGTGTAGGTATAGATTTAAAAAATACAGATATTTTATTTGTAGACGTACATAAGTATCACTGTAATACAGGGTTTACCAATTTTACAGATGATTGTTTACGTATAAGTTTCGTGCTTTATTATCGTGAATATATGTACAAGTGTAAAGCGCCCAAAGACGAATTATTAAGAGTAAAATTAGATCAAGGTGGATACCATAAATTATAAAATAGCAATACCTTCCTATAAACGACCGGAGGTTATAAAACAAAAAACTTTAAGGGTATTAAAAGAATATAAGATCCCTAAAGAACGAATCAGTATATTTGTTGCTGACGAAGAAGAATATGAACTATATAAAAAGAGTTTGAATAAAGAATATGAAATTATAATAGGAGTTCCTACCATAGGGCGTCAACGTAATTTTATAGAGCGATATTATAAAGAAGGCACCAAGCTAGTAATGTTTGATGATGATATAGATCAAGTGTTACGAAAAAACGAAGACACGCTAGTGCCTTTAGCTAATTTAGAAAAAGAATTTATAATAGAAGGTTTTAGGCAATGCGAAAAAGTAGGTGCTAAAACATTCGGTATGTATGCAGCAGCTAATCACTATTTTATGAAAGAGCGTGTATATAATAAGATATGTTATATAATTGCATCTATGTTCGGCGTAATAGTAGAACACGATAAATTTTTAGAAAGGCAAACTAACCACGGCGAAGATTATGAATATAGCATAAGGCAATACATAAAAAATGGTTGTTTAGTTAGATTAGATTATATCACAGCTAAATCAAACTACTATAAAGAGCCAGGAGGTTTACAAACGTTTAGAACTGAGGAAAACATATATAATTCAATAAAGTGGATACAAGATGAGTTTCCGGATTACTGTACGATGTATATAAGAAAATCCACCGGCCACGCTGAACTACGCCTAAGAGATAAATCAACTAATAAACAACAAGTAAAATTATTTTAATTAACTTTGAACTATGACACAAACACAAATAAGGCGGATAGCCAGAGATATAAAACGCATAACAGGTGTAAACTTTTTAGAAAAAAGAAGAGATACACGTTATGTAGAAGGTAGAGCATTCTTTATACATATTTTAAAACATTACTATAAGTTTAGGAATAAAGATATAATAATAACGTTTAACGATTTAGGATTTAAATTAGATAGCGCTACATTATGCCACTCTTTAAAAATGTTTGAAATATATGAGCATAATAATCCTAGAATGCAAAGTTGGTTTGATGTACTATTTGCTGCCCCTGATTATAAAAATAGAGATAAAACACAGGCTTACATACGCAGTAAATTAAAATATCTACCTGAAGAAACGCTAATAAAATTAGCAGGACAGATAAAAGTAATGATAGAAAACCCAGAGTTAGAAGCAGAAAATGTTGAGTTTCATTGGTAAAAAAGCTGCATTTTTTTATTATACTCTTGAATAATCAAGTTTTTTCAAGTTGGCTAGGAGGATAATTAGTACATATATTGAGAAACCAAAAAAGCGAAGACCAGGAGTACACAGTAAAAATGCAAGTAGGGGTCAGTCAGGTTGGAAAAAAAAATATAGAGGTCAAGGTAAAAAAAGATAACAATGAGTTGGGGTGGTAAAAGACATGGCGCTGGTAGAAAATCAAAGCTAGAAGAAGAAAAGCTAATAGAGAATCTTACGCCATATCAAAAGGTAGCATACGAAAAGCTAGGCGAACTAATTGCTAAAGGTAATATGAAAGCTATTGAATTATGGTTTAAATATTTCCACGGTCCACCACCACAAATACAAGACATAACTGTAAATCAAGAAACACCACTGTTTGAAGTAGTAGTAAAAGATGAGCCAAGTACAGACTAATGTCGTATTCAACCACGCATATAAATTTAGTAGATCAGATAAAAAAATATTAATAGAACAGGGTGGCTCGAGGTCTGGTAAAACATTTAACATATTAATATGGATAATATTTGATTATTGTTTTAAAAACAGAGGTCACATAATTACAATATGTAGGAAGACTTTCCCTAGCTTACGTGGTACAGTGATGCGTGACTTTTTAGATATTTTAAAAGCGTATGACCTATATACTGAAAAAAGCCATAACAAATCAAACTCTGAATATTATATAAACTCTAACATCGTAGAATTTATATCATTAGATCAACCAGCAAAGATACGTGGAAGAAAAAGAAATTTATTATTTGTCAATGAAGCTAATGAGATAGATTGGGATTCTTGGCAACAATTAATATTTCGTACAGAAGGCAAAGTCATAATCGACTACAACCCATCAGAAGCAACTCATTGGATTTATGACCAAGTAGAAACGAGAGATGATGCAATATTTTATAAAACAACCTATAAAGATAATCCCTTTATTGATAAAAATCTAATCAAAGAACTAGAAAGGTTAAAAGAAACCGATGAAGAGTATTGGCAAGTCTTCGGTTTAGGTGAACGAGCTTTATCAAGAACACAAATATTTAGAGCAAACATAATAAAAAAAATACCGGAAGATGCAAAGTTCTTGTCAATCGGCGTAGATTTTGGTTACACTAACGATCCAACTGCTGCGGTAGAAGTATATCAAAAAGAACATAACCTATACATAAATGAATTGTTATATAGAACTATGATGACTACATCAGATATACACCGCTTTCTGTTAGAACATAATAGAGGTAATAAGTTATGCTTCGGTGATTCAGCTGAGGTACGATTAATAGATGAACTGCGTAGAATGGGAAATAATATTAGACCTAGCGTAAAAGGGCAGAACAGTGTACTAGCTGGTATTGATTTATTAAAACGTTATAAGATATACATAACAGAAACATCAGTAAACGCTATTAAAGAATTTAGGGATTATAGGTGGAAGAAAGATAAAGCAAACCGATTAACTAACATACCACAAGAAGGCAGCGACCATATTCCTGACGCTACAAGATATGCTACATATTCTTTAATGAGTAAGCCGAACTATGGTAAATATGCAATTAGATAAAAAAAGTTATTAAAAATTTTTTATAATTAATAAAAAGTTATATATTAGTGGTATGGAAAATACTAACAACTTTAAAATTATAGGTTACTTTGAAGATTACTTCGTTGATAATAAATACATCGGCTCAAAAAAGTGTGCTAAACAACCTGACAGAAGACAAGGTTTTTTTGGTCAAAAATATTTTCACGCAGTCGATGATATAATACTTGAAAAAGGTAAGAAAATAAAAAGAGGTACTAAATACAAAACATACTACAACCAACTGTCTGGTAAGTTTGAAGGTACTCAAGAAGAAAAAATAAAAGCTGTACAACAATCACAAGCGTGGAAGTTGAGAGCTCAATCAACATAGAACCAATTAGACGTTTATGCTATTTAGAACCGGAATAAATTTAAACGTACCAAGTAGGTTACTGCGAATACTTCGATAATTTTCATTATCTAGTTATTTTTCATATTAATTGGTTTATAGGGGCTGTATCGCAGGGTCCCTTTTTTTATTGATAAATTTTTTATATTTATGTATTATATAAGTATGAAGTTATCAATCACAGTACCGACAGAGTTAAAAGACCTAACTCTTGGACAATATCAAAAGTTTGTTAAGATACAAAAAACAAACGAAGACCCTACATTTATAGCACAAAAAATGATAGAGATATTTTGCGGTATTGATTTGAAAGATACATTTAAAATAAAAGTAACGGATGTAAATGAAATAGTAGCAATACTAAACAACCTCTTTGATAACAAACCAGAACTTATAACTACATTTAAAATGAATGACAACGAATATGGTTTTATACCTAACCTAGAAGAAATATCTTTAGGGGAATATGTTGATGTAGATTCTTATTTATCAGATTGGGATAATATGCATTTAGCTATGAACGTTTTATATAGACCTATCAAAATGAAGTATGGTGGTAAATATGATATCGTTGATTACGAAGCTAAAGAATCTGACGTAATGAAAAATATGCGTTTAGATATTGTATTTAGTTGTTTAGTTTTTTTTTACAATTTAGGAATCGACTTGTCGAACGATATGATGGATTATTTAATGGACAAACGACTGACCAGCCTTTCGGGAGACGCAGTCAGTTCAGCAACAAATGGGGTTGGTATGGATGCATTTACGAACTCTCTCAAGGAGATATTACAAAATTCGAGGATATCACTCAGCAAGGATTAACTAAATCTTTACAAGCGTTACTATATATAAAAGAAAAAAATGACGTAGAACGTGCAGAATTAAAATCAAATGCCAATAAGTAACGCAGCAGCAAGATCATATTATTTAATTACCGAAGCGCTAGAAAGCTCTTTGCTAAACAACTCAATAACTAAATCAGTTACCATAGGAGATATATCAGATGTAGATTTAGCTAAACAAACTATATTTCCGTTAGCACATTTTATTGTAAACAACGTAGTGTCAACAGAACAAACGTTAGTTTATAATATTTCAGTATTATGTATGGATATCAAAGATAGCAGTAAAGATGAAGAAACAGATAGATTTAGAGGAAACTCAGATATGCAAGATATTCTTAATACACAGTTAAGCGTTTTAAATACATTAATACAAAAGCTAAGATTTGGCGATTTAGAAACAACAGGTTATAGATTAAACAACGATCCAGTTTGTGAGCCTTTCGTTGATAGGTTTGAAAACAATTTAGCAGGTTGGTCAGCTGAGTTAAATATTGAAGTACCTAATAATCAAAACATATGTTAATATTATCAGATAAATTTAATCAAAGGATAGAGGATTTTTTTAAAGCTGTTAAAAAACAAGCTAGGCAAAACTTATCAAAAGGTACAAAGTTACAATATAAAAAAAGACCTATAAATAAAACTAAAAAATTATATAACAGCATACAATATAAAAAACTATTTGAAACGCCTGAAAGTTTAGCTTATGGTTTATTTATGGAGGACTATGGTGATTACATTGACAAAGGTGTAAAAGGAACTAAAAGTAATTATAGGGTAAATAAAAATACACCATATAAATATACAACTAAACGACCACCTAGCGCAGCTATCAGCGGTTGGGCAAAAGCTAGTAATATTAGATTTAGAGATGCTAAAGGTCAGTTTGCAAAAGGTAATTATAAAAGTATAGGTTATGTATTAGCTAAATCAATTTATGAAAAAGGTATAAGGGCTAATAACTTTTTTACTATACCATTTGTAAACGAATTTAAAAAACTACCACAAGATTTACAAGATATATTCGCAGATGATTTATTAATACTTATGATAGATAGTATGATAGAAGCACAAATAATTAAAAGAGGAAACTAATGGCAACAATATTATTAAGAAGCCCATATTACGAATCACATAGCCAAGCATATGTAAACCCAAACGTAGCGAAAAGTGCTACATTAGTATTATCAGTTGATGGTACACAAATTAGTTCAATGAGTAAAGATTGTGTATTATCCGGAACAACTAATCAAGAAACAGGCACAGTAGCTTTTGAAATTGCAGATTTATGTAGAGATTATATAGACATTACTTTTGATAATTCATATAGCCCACAATTTATAAATATTACCGGAACACTTACATTTAAAAATAAAACAGTTGATGAAATACAAGCAGGTCAAACTGCATCTACTGTAGGAACACCAGTCAGTATATCACATAAAGGTCTTGACGGTTACTACGAATTTTTAGAAGGTTTAGGTACAGGCCAAAACAGTGCTAAGACAATAGCTACAAACGATATGATGCAAAGTAACACTACTATATATGCGCCTGATAATACTGCAGGTGTTATACCATATTGGAATGGTTCAACAATAGTTTATCAACCATTTTCGGCAAGTGATACTACTGAAACTGTCGTTAGTACAGTATTTACTATTGAGCGTGTATGTTCACAACACGAAGCACTCAAAGTAACTTTTGTTAATAAATATGGAGCGTTACAAGATTTTTACTTTACAGGTAAAACGATAGAAAACATTAACGTTCAAAGAACAAAATTTAAAAGAAGTATAATAGATTCAAACTCTAGGTACGACACTGGTAAACATTCAATAAACCAATATAACACTCTTGCTAACGAAACGTTAATTTTAAATACACCTCAAATGAGCTTTGATATAGTAAATGAAGCTATAAAAGAATTACTAGTCAGCGAACAAGTTTGGATTTATAAAGATTCTAAAACGACACCGATTGTAATTACAAGCAATGCGCAAAGAATTAAAACAGGTTTAAATGATAAAACAATACAATACACTATCACTGCAGAATATGCTTTTGATATGATATCAAATATTAGGTAATGAATAATATTGAACTACACGTTAAAAATATAGGGGATACAAATTTTACAAGATTAGATATTTTCCAAGATGAGTCAATAAGTTTAACGCAAGTTATACAAGACGCTAAAGATCCAGGTAAAATATTTACAGATTTTAGTAAAACGTTTAGTTTACCAGCAAGTAAAACTAATAACAAATTTTTTAAACATTACGAAAACTTTACACAAGATGAAACATATAGTTTTGATGCTCGTAAAAAAGTT